AACGGCCCGATCGCCAGCCGCACCAACACCGCTGGCGGTAACCGCCGCAATCCGAAGGATCGCAGCTCGCTGAGCAAAGACACCTACACCTGTAAGAAGACCGACTATGACTCGGCCTTCCCCTACCAGTTGCTGGATCAGTGGGCCAAATTCAAAGACTTTCAGGCCCGCCTGAGCAGCGCTATCGCCAAGCGCCAGGGGCTGGACCGCATCATGGTCGGCTTCAACGGCACCAGCGCCGCGGTCACCACTGACATCGATGCCAACCCGCTGGGCCAAGACGTCAACATCGGCTGGCTGCAAAAAATCCGCCTTGGCGCGCCAGACCGCGTGATGGATGAAGTGGTCGACGCTTCGGGCGAAGTTACCGTTGGCGCAACTGGCGACTACAAGTCGCTGGATGCCCTGGTGTACGACGCCGTGCAGATGCTCGACCCGTGGCACCGCAACCACCCGGACCTGATCGTCATGGTTTCGCGCAACCTGATGCACGGCAAGCTGCTGAAAGCCGTTGAGCGTGGTGCCGAGTCCAACGAAGAAGAGCTGGCCGCTGACGAGATCATCAGCAAGGCCCGCCTGGGTGGTCTGCGCCCGTATGACGCGCCCTACTTCCCGGATAACACCGTGCTGGTCACCACCTTGAGCAACCTGTCGATCTACTGGCAGGAAGGCGGCCGCCGCCGCCACATCAAGGATGAACCGGAATACGACCGCGTTGCGGACTATCAGTCCTCCAACGACGCCTACGTCATCGAAGACTTCGGCCTGGTCGCCCTGGTCGAGAACATCACCGAGGTATAACCATGCCGCTGTCACCCGCCCAACGGGCACAGCAACGCAAGCGCGCCGCACTCGCGGCCGCTGCGACTGGCCCGAGCCAAACCATGGAAGGCGCCACCGCCTACGAGCTCCAACTCGCCCAGCTGCATCAGCACAGCCTGCAGCTCAAGCAAGTGCAGAGCCAAGAGCAAAAGGCCGAGCTCAAGCGCCGGATTCTGCCCGACTACGCCCCCTACGTGGACGGCGTGCTCAGCGCAGGCAAAGGCGCACAGGACGAAGTGCTCACCACCATCATGCTCTGGAACTTCGATGCCGGTGACTACGCCGCCGGCATGCGCATCGGCGCCTACGTTGTCGAGCACGGGCTCACCATGCCCGACCGCTTCAACCGCAGCGCCGCCTGCCTGATCGCAGAAGAACCCGCCGAGCTGGCCCTGCGCGCGCTGCGTGCTGGCAACAGCTTCCCGGTTGAACCGCTGCTCGAAGCGCTGCGCATCACCCAAGAGCAGGATATGCCCGACGAGGCGCGCGCCAAGCTGCACCTGGCAATCGGTACCGCACAGGCCCACGGCATCACCGCCGACAACCTGAGCGAAGACAATGCCGGCCTGCTGGAAGCCGCAAGCGAGCACCTCACCCGAGCCATTCAGCTGCATGACAAATGCGGTGGCAAGAAAATCCTGGAAGGCGTTACCCGCCTCCTGAAGAAATACGCCGACAGCAACAACGGCTAACAGAGCGTCTCCCCACGCACCGGCGGCTCGGGGCTGATCAGCGGTTTACTCCTTGCCTGCTGTGACGCCCCGACCACCGCCGACTATAAGGGCTGCCCCATGAGCGGATTCATCGGCCAAGCGGCCACCCAACCTTTCGTTCTCAGCAACGACCCATTCTTCCCCGAGATCGACGCCAATGCCCTGCGCGCTTCCGTGCGCCTGTCTGGCGACGTATCAGACGAACGCCTCGAAACCGCCATCGTCGACGCCATGCTCACCACCAACCGCGAGCTCAAGGAAAAAAAGGCCGAGTGGCTCGCCGCTGGCCACGCCTCCCTGGCACACGTTGATCCGGCAACCATCGCAGACAGAAACGTCCTCGAGCAGCTGTACACCCGCGCCGTGCGCGCCCTGGTTGCCGCTGAGTTTGCCGACCGGTACCGCGGCTACGACGCCACCCAAAGCGGAGTACGTGAAGACGAAGAGCTCGGCCGCACATCGGACGACTTCCGCCGCGACTACCGCCACGCCCTGCGCGACCTGCTCGGCACCCGTCACGCCACCATCGAGCTGATCTGATGGCCACCACCCGCGCCATGCAAGGCGACACCCTGGACGCCATCGCATGGCGGGAGTACGGCCGCACCGCTGGCGTCGTCGAGCAACTGCTCCAGCTCAACCCCGGGCTGGCCGATCAAGGCCCCATCATCGCCAGCGGCACGCTAATTAAGCTGCCAGACGCGCCGCCAACCGCCAACGAAACCCAAACGCTCAACCTCTGGGACTGACAAGGACGCACCATGGCCGATCCAACCACCACCACCGCCGTCGCCACTGCCGTAGCAGGTGTTGGCCTTGCCGCCGTGGCACCCCAGCTCGATGGCAACGCCCTGTTTGGTGCCATCATCGGCGCCGCACTGATTGCACTGAATCAGCGCGACATCAAGGGCTGGCAGCGCCTGCTCGGCCTGCTGGTATCGATCGGCGCCGGCTACGTCAGTGCCGCCGAGATCGTCACCCAAACCCCCATCACCCGTACCGCCCCCGCTGGCTTCCTAGGCGCCGTGCTGGTGGTGCCGGTGGTGCTCAAGTCGCTTGAGGTAGTGGAGAAAACCGACTTCGCCAGCTTGGTCCCCAGCTGGTTCAAACGAGACAAGGGGGAATGACCGTGCTCAGCACATTGTTCGCCACCATCGTCGCCGCGCTGCACGTCGCCACCGCCCTGCGCCTGGTCTGCTATCGCCGCAACGGCTCCCGGATCCGCCGCGGCATCGCCGTGCTGGCGTCGCTGCTGATCGGCGTACTGCTCTGCAACGCAGTCGACATCATCCTGTTCCAGCAACCGGTCAGCATCTGGCAGGGCGCGCTATCCATCCTGCTGCTGATCCTGGTCTATCGCTCCCGCGGCAACCTCGCCGCCCTGCTGAGGCCCACACCATGACCGTACTCAAACACGGCAGCACCGGCCGCGCCGTTATCCAGCTGCAGCGGCAGCTCAACGCCAAGGGCGCCAAGCTGTTCCCCGATGGTGACTATGGCGACGAAACAGAAAAGGCCGTGCGCGCGTACCAGCTCAGCAAAGGCCTGGTAGCAGACGGCATCGCAGGCCCCAAAACTCAACACGCGCTGACCGGTGGCGACTGCTGCCAGCTGCTGCGCAACAGCACCCTGCTGGCCGCGGCCACGCGCCTGAGTGTTGAGGTGGCCGCCATCTACGCCGTCAACGAAGTGGAAAGCCTCGGCGAAGGCTTCCTGGCCAACGGCAAGCCAAAGATCCTGTTCGAGCGCCACGTCATGCACCAGCGGCTAAGCCTGCAGCGCCACGACAGCGACGACGTTGCAGCGCTCAAGGCCCACGCAGCAGAGCTGGCAACCCTCTACCCCAACCTCGTCAACCCGCGCCCCGGCGGCTACGCCGGCGGCACAGCCGAGCATCAGCGCCTGGCACAGGCCCGCATGATCGATGCACTCTGCGCGCCGGAGTCGGCCAGCTGGGGTGCCTTCCAGATCATGGGCTACCACGCCGAAGCACTCGGTTACGCCAGCGTGGAGGAGTTCACACAGCGCATGGCCAAAGACGAGAACGAACAGTTCGAGGCCTTCGTGCGCTTCATCGAAGCAGACCCTGCGCTGCACAAAGCACTCAAGGCCAAACGCTGGACCGAGTTCGCCCGCCGCTACAACGGCCCTGCCTACGCCCGCAACCTGTATGACGTGAAGCTGGCCCGTGCCTATCAGCGCCACGCCGAATGCTGCGCAGAGGTGGCCGCATGACCACCCTACGCCAAAGCCTCTACGGCCTCGCCCTGCTCGCTGCCCTGGCCGGCCTGCTGTACATCCAGCACCAACGGGTAGAGATCGCCCGGGGCGCCACCCAGCTGGCGACCGAGCGCGCCCAGACGGCAGAGCAGCAGAGCGCAAGCCGCCAGCAAACCATCACCAGGCTAACCGCCGCTCTGGAATCAGAGCGCAGCGCACAGCAGCAACTACAGGCGCAGCAAGCGGGCATCCGCCAAGAGCTGCGCGCCAGCCAACAGCAGATCGAGGAGCTGAAACTTGAAAACGAATATCTACGCGAGTGGGCTGATACTCAGCTGCCTGATGCTGCTCGCAGCCTGCGCACCCGCCCCGCAATTACCGGCGCCGCAGCCTATCGAGATTGGCTGTCCCGCCGTAACGCCCTGCACCCTGTCACCAACGCAGCCACAGGCCAACGGCCACCTGCTGAATGACGCAGACGTAATCGAGGCCGATTGGGCCGAGTGCGCCGCCAAAGTCGATATGGTTTACCAGCACCAGGAGCAACACCGTGTACAAACCCAGCAGCCTCAAGCAGTACCTGATCAACAGCGTTAAAGAGCTGCAGCGCAGCCCCGATCGGGTGCTGGTGTTCATGGATGAGGGTAACGTCGTGTGCTCCAGCGCCCCCGGCCTGTCATTTGAATACCGCTACACCCTCACCCTGATCATCACAGACTACGCCGGCCAGCCGGACGCCGTGTTCATCCCCCTGCTGGCGTGGGTCGGTGAGCACCAGCGCGAGCTGCTGGACAACCACGAGCAACGGCAGCAGGCCATCAGCTTCAACGCCGAGGTGCTCGCCAATGACCTTGTAGACATCGAGATCAGCCTGCCGCTGACCGAGCGGGTGATCGTCAAATCCCAAGCCGGTGGCGAGCTCAACGTCAGCCACCCGCCAGAGCCACAGCTCGAACCGTTCCTGCCTGCGGGCACCTATGAGCTGCGCGACGCCAGCAACGAGCTGCTGGCCGAGTGGCGAAGCGGTGCGCCACTGCCGGGCTTTGGCAGCACCACCGATGACTGATAACCTGCGCGCCCTCGAAGACTGGGCAGGTGCCCTGCTCAACCGCCTTGAGCCAAAGGCCCGCCGCCAGCTCTGCCAGAGCATCGCCCGCGATCTGCGCCGCAGCCAGCAGCAGCGCATCAGGGCGCAGCGCAACCCGGATGGCACGCCCTACGCCCCGCGCAAAAAGCAGTTGCGCGCCAAGTCCGGCCGCATTCGCCAGCGCAAGATGTTCACCAAACTG